TCACTGTGCCTTCCGTTTCCTCGTGTCCTCTTCGTCGTCGTGCGACCGGATCGGCCGCACGTTGTCGGGGAGGTCGCCGCGAGGGATGGTGACGATTCCTTGCGCCTCTTCCTCCTCGACGCCCTCGCCTCCGTCCGGCGGCGCCGCCGGTGAGCCGAGAAGTCCCAGGGATACGTGTTGCAGCGCGAGCCGGTATCCGGCGCTGTGCGTTTCAGTGAGCTGGTAGTCGCTCACGCGGGTGGCGCGGTGCGTAAGGCAGTAACAAAGGGCAGGAATAGCAGCGACCAGGGCGATCATGCCGAGGCGGAACACGTCGGGCTGATCGTGGAGGACTCCGAGCGTCGCGGTAACGGTGCCGAGAGCAGATAAGGCAACCGACGGGACGTAAAGGGCGCGTGCGAGTCGGGGCATGTGCGGGTGTCCTCCGTGCTGATCGTTCAGTCGGCGAGTTGTTGCTCGCCTTCGTTGGGCGTGGTGCGGCTGAGGGTGCGCGTCATGTTGACGAACACCTTGCGTTCCGCGGGGTCTGTGATGCCGAGTTCGTCGGCGGCTTGCTCGGGCGTGATCTGGTGCTCGGTCACGGGCCGCTGTACTGAAGCGAGTTCGTCGGGGGTCAGGACGCCGGCGCGTACGAGGACCTCGGGGTAGGGCACGCGGATGGCCTCGGCGAGGGTCCGCAGGAGTCGGGTATCGGTTGGCATCTCGCCCCTGAGTAGGCGGGTGACCGTGGATGGACTGAGCCCCGAGTCGTCAGCGAATGCTGTGCGTCCTCCGCTGCGAGGGCCGGACAGGTTGTAGTCCAGTGCTTCGAGGCGTCCCGTCAGCCATGTGCCGAAGTCGGCGGGATTGGGTGACGCATGAGCGGGCGCGGAGGTTGTACGGCGCTTGCTGTTTTTCATGGTTGAAATGTAGCGCGTGTGTCTCTGAATGGACACGCCACGTTTTGGACACGGCACTTTGCCTCATGACGCCCCCCTCAGCGTACGACTTAGTGGCGAACCGTCCCCTTCTGGTTCGTACACATGAGCGAATATGCCAGTTCGATCACCCCGCGTCAACGCGCCTTCATGATCAGTGACTTGACCTCTAAGTTTCGAACTTGAAAGAAAGCTGCTACTTTCTGTCTCGGCAGGTAACTACCGAGACAGAAAGGAACGGTGCCTTCCGTTGTACGACCGCGCCCTCTTGCACACCGCCGCCCACATGCGGGGCATCAGGAACCCGTCCCAGCTCGCCCGCGAGACCGGTCTCTCCGTGCCCACCGCGTGGCGCATTTGGAACGGCGTAGGCGCCCCCCGCGGCGACCACGCCGACCGCGTCGCCGACACCGTCGGTATCTCCGCCTCGCACCTCTACACCCGTGCCGACGCCGGGGCCGCCGCATGAGCGCCGCCGTCATCCCCCGCGAGCAGGCCCTCGCCAACGCGCGCCGGGTTCTGGACGCCGCTCGTCACCGCCGCGACCGCGACCGCGCCGCGGGCCGCCTGGCCCCCGAGGTCGAACTCGTACTCCGCCGCCTCGAACGCGAACAGCGCCGCGCCGCCGAGCAGGTCCCCCGCCGCACCGCCGCCTGAACAGACGAAGGGCCGCCCGGTTGCCCCCGGACGGCCCTCCCGACCGAACCCCGAGAGGTACCGATCGTGAACACCCCGGAGATTACCCGCCGCCTCCGTGCCGCAGAGGCCATGCAGGGCGCCCGCCAGGCCCGCGCCGACCTCGCCCACCCCGTTGCCCTGCTCGCCCGGCAGTTGGACGCCATCGCGCCCGGTACCGCCCGCGTGCGGACCGTCCCCGTATCGCGGCACCTCGACGGCGACCAGCGCCTCGCAACGGCCGTCACCCTCGACGACGCCCTCGGCCTCCCCCTCCACGCCGACCGCGCCGCGCATCGCGCCGCCCGCAACTTGCTGCGCCGGGCATTCCCCGCCGCCGACTGGAGACGCCCGCACATCTACGACGCCATCACGGGCGCCCTCACCGTCGACGAGCCGACCATGCCCGAGGAGCTGCACCAGTGATCCGCCCCCAGCTCAGCGCCGACGGCCGCGCCATCCGCTTCCCCCTCGCCGAGCACGTCGACCCGCTGCTCGACGAACTCGCCCTCGCCTACGCCCAGGACCCCGAGATCGTCGGCCGCCTGCTCGCCGCGCACGCCGCGAGCGTCCTCGCCCTCGACTTTGCGCTGTGCAGCGAGGACGCCACCGACTACGGCCGCGCCATGCGCGCCGCCCAGGCCGACGCCACCCGCGAGGCCCTGGTCGACGACTGCCCGGCCGCCGTCGCCCTCGACCCCCTGCTCGACCCCGACGACGCGATCACCCTCGCCGGACGCATCACCCGGGCCGCCGCCCACATCCGCCACCGCACCGCACAGAACAGGAACGCACGCCCGTGACCGTGACCACGCTTCCCACCGCCCGCCCCGAGCAGCGGACCACCACGCCCACGCTCGCCGCCGTTCCCGCCGCCGACGTCGTGTACGTCCCGGCCCCCGAGGGTGCCCCGGCTGACTCGCCCCGCGTGTTCGCCGCCATCAACGCAGTGATGTGCGACGCGATGCCCGTCGGGAAGAACCAGCGCAACGAGCAGCAGAACTACAACTTCCGCGGCATCGACGACGTCATGTCGGCCATGGCTGGTCCGATGCGGGCGCACGGCGTCTTCATCCTGCCGACGATCGCCAGCCACACGCAGTCGCGTGACGGGAAGATGACCCGGACGCTGATCACGATGCGGTACCGCGTCTACGGGCCCGCGGGTGACTGCCTGGTCGCGGACGTCCCGGGCGAGGCGTTCGACTACGCGGACAAGTCGATGAACAAGGCCCAGTCCGCCGCCCTGAAGTACTTCCTTTTCGCTCTGTTCATGCTGCCTGTGGACAGCCGCAGCATCGACGACGGTGATCGCCACCACCCGGAGCCCACCCCCGAGCAGCGCGCCGAGCAACAGCAGCGCCAGCAGCGGCAGCAGGGGCGCCAGCAGCGCGGGCAGCAGCGCCAGCAGCCGCGCCGCGGTAACCGCGCCGAGCCCGGACCGTGGGAGCAGTCGGCCGCACAGGGCCAGGAACAGACGGGCCCGCGGAGCGATTACCTCGCGCATGCCGAGCGTGCCACGACCCGCGATCAGTTCGCCAAGATCCGAGCCGCCGCCGTCGCCGACCGCGCGCCCGCCGACTACCTCGCCAAGCTCGACGCCGTCGCCGCTCGCAAGACCGCCGAGCAGGGGCAGCAGCAGACTCCGCCGCCGAACTCGCCCAAGAGCCCGGAGGCAGCCGCCGCGGACGCCGAGAACGTGCTCAGGCTCGCCGCCTCGCGCGCCAACCTGCCCACCCTCGACGCCGATTTCGAGCGCGCCTACGGACTGCCGATCGAGCAGGCCGCCGCCGCCCAGCTCGACCAGTTCCGCGCCATGATCGAGAACGCCGGGGGCGTGAAGTGACCACGACTGAGCAGCCGCTGACCGAGGTCGATCAGCACCACCTCGACACGATCACCGAGCGCATAGGGCTCGCCCGGATGGAGGCCGAGGAACGCGCCGCCCGTAGCGAGGACCCGCTCGACCCTGCGGACCAGGCGCCCGCCGTCGCGGGCCCCGCCGTGCCGGAACCGACCGCCGTACGCGATGCCGTCACACGACAGGCCGTCCTCGGCGCCCTGCTCGACCACGTCAAAGACGCCTACACGGGCGCCAAGAGCGAAGCCGACGACCTGCTCGAACGGCAGTACAAGGCCAGCGGCACCACGAAGATCGACGCCACCTTGCCCGACGGAACCAAGGTCGGTTCTGTCTCCCGACAGGGTGGCGAGCGCGAGGCGACGGTCACCGACGCCGACGCGTTCCGCGGGTGGGTGCGCGACCACTTCCCCACCGAGCACGTCGTCGAGTTCATCCCCGCACAGGTCGTCACCAGCGTGCGCCCCGGATTCTCCGGGCGGGTCCTGTCCGAGGCGACCGCGGCCGGTGCCGCCCGGTACCTCGACGAAGCGTCCGGAGTGGTACACGACGTGCCCGGAGTCGAGATACGCCCCTCGCGGGCCGCCTCGCACCGCCTCACCTACACCCGAGGCAGCAAGGCGCAACCGGCCGCGGGCCGCGAGTTGGTCACCGCCGCGTGGCGCACGGGCACCCTCGCCGACCATCTGCCCGCGCTCGCGCCCAGTCCGCCGGCCGCCGCCGAGGGCGAGCAGTGAGCGCACCGCGGGACGAGGACAAGCCACCGCCGTCGTGCGAGCACGGCCGCACCCGGTGCCACGCCCAGCCCGCCCGGCTCTACCCGTGCGGCTGGCGATGCGACGAGCACCAGCCCGCCCGCGCCTACCACCGCACGACCCCGTGATCGGCCCCGGGGCGAGGAGTCCACGCACCCTCGCCCCGGGCGCCCCCAGCATGACAGGAGCAACACCCCGTGACCCTCGACGCCATGGATTGGGTGTGGACCCGCGCGAAGGCGCGCGGGAACGCCCGCCTGGTCCTGCTCGCCGTCGCCGACGCCACGACCGGCCCCGAGGCCACCGCGCGTATGGGCACGGCCGAGTTCATGCGCCGTCTGGCCGCCTCCCGCTCGACCGCGCGGGCCGCCGTCGACGCCGCCCTCGCCAGTGGCGAACTGACCGAGGACGAGCCCGCCAAGGGCAGCCGCGCGACCCTCTACAAGCTCCCCGGAGCCGCCAGTTACGTGCGCACCGCCCGCTCTACCGGGCCGAAATCCGGCCCCAAAGCCCAGAAGGCACCCGGGCCGGAATCCGGCCCCCTATCCGCTACCGGGCCGAATCTCGGCCCCCTTACCGGGCCGAAGTCCGGTCCCCCCGCTGAGACTCCGGAATCCCCTTACCGGGCCGAATCTCGGCCCCTTTGGGGACCGGATTCCGGCCCCCATCACTCACCCATAGAAGGAATGAGTGAAGGAGTGAGGGAGCGCGGGCGCGACGTCGCAGTGATCCCGGAGTTCGCCCGACCCCTGGTCGACCAGATCACCGCCGCCGGGGTCTTGGTCGCCTGGAACCTCGCCTCTGCCGAGTGGTTCATCGTCGACGCCCTGATGAAGCGGTCGGGCCTGGACATGCTCGCCACCGCCGCCGTGCAGGCCGCCGCCCGCAACCGGCGAGGCGTGTCGCATGCCCGGTACTTCCTGCGGACGTGGCAGTCCCTGCCGCCCGCCCCGGCGCCCGGCACCGTCCCCGCCGCCGCCCCGGCCGCGCCCGCCTCGAACGTGATCCCCCTCGACCGCGCCCAGCCCCGCGGACGCGTCGCCCAGTCCGCCGACCACCTCGCCGCCGCCCTCGCCGCCATGGAGGCCCAGCAGTGACCCCCCGTGAAGTCGCCGCCCTGCTCGCCTACGTCGTCAAGCTCGACCCCCGCCTCGCCCTCGACGACCAGGCCGCCGCCGCCGACCGCCTCGCCCAGTGGTGCGACCTGCTGTCCGACGTCCCCGCCACCATCCCCGGATGGGACGCCGCCCGCGTCGCCCGCGACCACATCGCCCGCAGCCCCTACCGCATTCAGCCCTCGGACGTGTCCCGCCCGTGGCACGCCCACAAGGCCGACACGATGCGCCGCCACGTCGGCACGTTCGAGCCCACCGCACATCCCGAGATCAGCCCCGACGACGAGACCGGCGATGCCTTTGTCGCCGCCCTGCGTGCCGAGCGCTCCGCCGTCGCTTCCGGGCAGCAGGCGCCTGTGACGCACCGCGTCATCACCGCGGGACCGGCGGCCGTGCAAGTTCAGCGCCGCCTCGCCGAGTTGGGCACCTACCTGCCGCCCACCGTCGCCCAGACCCTCGCCGCCCACCGGCCGCACCGTGCCCAGCGCGAGCGTCTGGCCGCCGCTGGTCTGCCCGACGCCCTCGACGTCGCGTGCACGTACTGCCAGGCGCCCGCGGGCAAACCGTGCCGCGCCCGCCGCATCAACCCCACGACCAACGCCGTCGGCCACCGCGCCAAGAAGGCGCCGCACCCATGCCGCGTCGAGGACGCACACGCCCACCACGCCCACCGTCAGGAGCAGGAGACCGCAGCATGAGCCCCACCCCCAAGCGAGCGCGCACCCACCGCCGCAAGGCCGCGACCGGCGACCGGACGAAGAACGTCAAGGCGTGGCGCATCGAGGCCAGTTGGGACCACCGCCCCGACGCCCCGGTCATCGTCCGCACGTCGGACCGCAAGCACGCCCAGAAGGCTTTCCGCGGCCTGGTCGACAAGGGCGCCTACGTGATCTACCAGGAGCACGCGGGGTGGGACCGGTGGGACACGGTGCGCGAGGTCGACGGGGCCGCCCTGCTCGCCGAGCGCAAGGCCGAGCAGCAGCTCGCCGCCGCCGGGCACCCGCCGACCCCGCCCTACTACCGGCCCGAGGTGGACGACCGTCACCGTTCGTGGCTGGCCTGGTGGGCCGCCGCCGAGCAGGCCCGCGAACAGGCCCGCCTCGACGCCGTGTGCCAGGCCGCCGAGGGAGCAGCCCGGCGGCGCCGCCTCGCCGCAGAGGCCACCCGCGACGCACGCGCCCTGATGAGTGCGCCCGCGATCGTCCGGCCCGAGAACCGGCAGCGCGCCCGGCACATCACCGGGGCGCAGCGATGACCCCGGCCGCTCTTGCCGTTGTCCGGGCCGCCGTCGAGGACGCGCAGCGCGAGCACGACCAGGCCGAGGCCGCCGCCGCCCGCATCGTGGCCGAGCTACGCGACCAGGGGTGGACCATCACCCGGCTCGACCAGGCCCACCGCAAGGCCGCATAGACCGCAGAACAGGGGGGCGCATCCCCCGCGACGTGGCGCCCCCCTACCTGCTAGCTTTCTATCTCGGTAGAAATACTTTCCACCTCGGCAGCACACCCCCACATCCCGCAGACCGCCGCACATCCCCCGGAGGTACGTCCCGATGGCTCGCACCACCCCGGCCGAGCGCTTCGCCGCCAAGACGACCCCGGGACCCGTGCCCGCCAACCTCGACACCCCGTGCCTCTTGTGGCCCGAGGGCAGCCTCGACCGCGACGGATACGGCCGCTTCTGGGTCGAGGGCCGCGTCGTCCCCGCCCACCGCTGGTCGTACGAGCAGAGCCGCGGGCCCATACCCGCCGGCCTCGAACTCGACCACCTGTGCACCGTCCGCCGATGCGTCGCCGACGACCACCTCGACGCCGTCGACCACCGCACCAACGTCCTGCGGTCGAGCGGCCCCTCAGCGATCAACGCCCGCCGCACCCGGTGCACGAACGACCACGACCTCACCGACCCGGACAACGTCCGCGTGAGCTACCCCCCATCGCACCCCAACGGCATGCGCAAGTGCCGCGCGTGCAACCGCGACCGCGCCCGCCGCATCCGCGAGCCCCAACTCGCCCCCGTCGCCACCCTTCCCACCCGCACCACCCCCGAGAGGACCGCCGCCTAATGGCTGGAGAAACCCCGATCACCGTCGTCGGCAACGTCGTTGCTGACCCCGAGTTGCGATTCACCCCCGGCGGCGCCGCCGTGGCGAACTTCCGTATCGCCTCCACGCCCCGCACGCTCGACCGCGTCACGAACGAGTGGAAAGACGCCGACACCCTCTTTCTGTCCGTCAGCGTGTGGCGCCAACAGGCCGAGAACGTCGCCGAGTCCATCAAGCGCGGCGACCGCGTGATCGTCGTGGGCCGACTCGGACAGCGCCAGTACGAGAAGGACGGCGAACGTAAGTCCTCGTACGAAGTACAGGCCGACGACGTCGGGCCCGCGCTCAAGAACGCAACCGCCCAAGTCGCCAAGAACAGCGCCCAGAACGGCCAGCAGCCACGCGCCCAGGGATACGGCCAACAGGCCCCCCAACAGGGCTACGGAGCCCCCCAGGGCGACCCGTGGGCGACACAGCAGCCCCGCCAGGGATACGGCGACGAGCCCCCGTTCTAGACCACTCGCCGCGACCGGACGCGGGCCCGCCCACGCGCGGGCCCGCACGCGATACCGCCCACCACTGACACCCGGAGCCACCCCGCCATGACGCCTCACCCGCCCGCCGCCCCGGTCGTCGACGACGCCCCCGCACTGCACCTCCCTGCGCTCCGCGTCGAGTGCCCCGCATGCGGAGCGCAGCCCAACGTCCTGTGCACCTCGCACAGCGGCACCCGCCAGCGCCGCCACGACGTGCACCGCGCCCGCACCACCGCACACGCCCAGGCACAGCAGTGACCACCGCACGACAGGAGCGCCCCACCATGACCGCCGCCGCCCGCGTCTTCCACCGCGACGAACTCACGGCCGAGGACATACGCGACGCACTCGCGTTCAACAGCGCCGACCGCGACCCCGGCCTCGCCACGCTCCGCGACATCCTGCTCGACGCCGCCGAACCGACCCCCGAGCAGGCCCTCGCCGCCGCCCGCATCCTGCTCATTGCCCACGCCCATCACCTCGCCGCCCTGGTCGAGCGCGAGCACACCAACACGCAGAGCCGATGGGGACTCAACCGCGGAACCCGTGGCCTGCTCACCGGATTCAGCAACGCCCGCCGCGCCATCCGCGCGTACGCCGACCGCCTCGCCGACGAGCAGGCCCTCGCCGAGGGCGCAGCAAACGAGCAGGTCGAGCCGTGACCCCGGCCACCGCCACCGCCGCGAACCTCGCCGTTGCCGTCGTCCTGCTCGCCACCGCCGTACGGCTGATCGCATGGGGACTGTCCGGCGAGCCCGGCCGCGTCCACCAGGGCGACCAGTGACCCCCGCCCGGACGTGTCGGGCGTGCCGCCGCCCACTCCGCGCACCCTCGCCCGACGGATACGGGCCCAAGTGCCGACGCAAGCACCAGCCGCCCGACGTCCGGGCCCACGGGGGCGACCTGTACGCCCTCGCCCGGCAGCCGCGCCCCGCCCCGCCCGAACACCCCACCCTCGACGACGCCCAGGAGCAGCAACCCGCATGAGCACCCGCCCTCAGCAGCGCGCCCCCAAGGGCCACTACCGCGACCGCACCGACCGGCGGGCCGTCGTCGACGTCCTGCTCTCCCGCGCCCGACGAGGGGTTCTGTGCCCGGCCGAGGCCGCCCTACTCAGCGAGCACGTACGCGAGGAGCAGCGACTCGCCGACGAGAGCCGCCGCGCCATGGCAGGCACGACGCAGACCCTCGAACGCCACCGCGAGGCCGCCGACGCCGCGATCGTCGAGGCAGAGCAGCGCGCCGAGGCCGCCGAGAAGCAGCTCGCCCCCGTCGAGGCCGCCGTCGCCGAGGTACGCCGCCTCTACCGCGTGGCGGGCATAGACCTTGACCAGGTGCGCGCCGTCCTCGCCCGCGTCCGCAACGCCGAAACGCTCGGCCACGTCCTCGCCGCCGTCGCCGAACACGACGGCCTCTCACCCACCCTCGCCCACATACACGCCCGCATCCTCGACCGCGCCGACTCGACCGACGCCCGCCTCGCCGAGCAGCACCGCGGGCACGACATCGCCCTCGCCACCGAGCGCCGCCGCACCGAGGGATGGAAGGAGCACGCCCGCGAAGCCGAACGCCAGGCTGGCCGGTACCGGATCGCATGGGTGGCCGCCCGCCGCGACCGCTACGCCGACCGTGTCGCCATGGCCGCCGAGTTGCCCCTCGCCCAAGCCGTCGACCGCGTGCGCGCCCTCGCCGCCCGCATGCGCGCCGGATCACCGCAGGGAACCGCCGCCATCTACGCCGACCGCATCGAGCAGGCCCTCGCCGACGAGCACCAGGAGCAGCGCTGATGACCACCGCCCCCAGTCAGCGCGCCGCCGACGATCTGCTCGCCGTACGCGAGCAGTGGGGCGACCTGCTCGCCGCCATCGCCCACCCGCCGGCCGCCGAGTGGCCACCGCGCGAGGCCCGCGGATTCCTCGAACAGCTCGCCACCGACGACCAGGCCGACGACGACGAGCAGCCCGGCGAGCCCGTCCTCGGCCGCCTCCCGCTCACCATCCGAGAACACCCCGCCCCGCTGAACCTCGACGCCCTCGACGCCGCCCTCGACGTCGAGCGGGACCTATTCGACCTCGCCGACCAGGTCGCCGAGCAGGTACAGCGGCCGATCCGGCGTGCCTCCGCCGACCGTGACGACCCGGCCCGGTGGCACTACCAGGCCGCCACCTCGCCCGGATCGCGCACGTACGGACTCCACTGGGCAGCCGTGTGGATCGAGGGACGCGCCCTCGGCGAGACCGTCGGCGAGGGCCTGTTCGAGCCGATGCCCGCCCGCCTGCTCGACCGCGTCGCCGCGGTTGCTCGGCGTACCCGTCGTACGGTCGAGTGCGCCCTCGGACGCGACGGGCGCACTACCGAGCTTGAACAGCCGTGCCCATGGTGCGCCGGGCAGCTTCAGGGCCACACTCAGGCTGGCGGCGAGCCGGTTGTCATATGCCGCACTGGGGCGACCTGTTCAGCCCCTGCCCCTCTCGACGAGCGGGACCGCCGAGCGTGGCGGGGCGCCGACCTGGTCGGTCTGTGGTCAGCACTGCTCGCAGAACGCGAGGGGGCAAGCCCGTAGGCCGACGTGGCGGCGAAGTCGTTGCGTGGCTTCGCCGCCAGTGGCTCAAAGGTCGCGGCCGAACAGTTCCACGATCACAGCCCACAGGGCACGGATACCCAGGCCAGCCGCAATGCGCGTAGCAAGTTCGCGCGCCACCTTTGCCCTCATGGACGACGGCTTGTCGGCCATATCTCCTCCTCCTTTTCAGGAGCACGCACGTCTTGTCGTGCGGGCCACTCCCCGTGGAGGCCTGAGGAGACTTCTCCAAGGTAGCTGCTTTCAGGCGGAGTTCGAGGGCGAACAGTTCTTGTGTACTCAGTTGTGAACTCTGTACAGTGAGTCCACGCCGAACCTCACTCGGCCGCCGGACCTCACCCGGCACCAACCACCACGGGAGCAACCCCCATGGCCAGCACCAAGACCACCTACACCACCAAGCACCCCGAAACTGGCGGAACGGTCACCGCCGAGAAGGGCGGCAAGCCGATCCAGTGGTTCACGTGGATCGACCTTGGCAAGGGCCTCGTACACATTGGGTACAGCGCCCAGGCCGACTACGCCAAGGCCGTCAAGGCACCCCGCAGCACCAACCCCTACGGCCTGCGGTACGAGGCCACTCCCGCACAGCCCGTCGAGGAAGGGGAGCCCGCCGAGGTCGAGCAGACCGCCCCGACCGCCCCCGCCGCCCGGCGCTCCGGTGAAGTCACGATTCCCGGCGCCCTCGCCGACCACCTCGCACACACCAACCTCGCCACCGGCTCCGACGACCACGACCCCACCAGCAAGGCCACCCGCGAGGCCCTCGACGCCGGGCGCCGCGGCCGAGGCCGCACCTTGATCATCAAGCCCCAGTCCATCGACGTCCTCAACGTGATCAGCGAGTACGCCGAGAGCCTGCTCACGGCAGACGACGCCACCCGCGCCGAGCGCACCGCCGCACAGAAGTGGGTTGAGCTCGCCGGGCACGCCCGCAAACAGGCCGCAGCCGAGGGCGACACCCTGCTCTCTCTCACCACAGGACACGCTATTCGCGCGGCCCGCCTCGACAGGAGTCGCAAGACATGAGCCGCGAGCCATTCAGGCCCGAACAGATCGAGGAGAAGGCCACCGAGGTCTACATCGAGCAGCTGCTCGACCTGGCCGAAAAGATCAAGACCGTACGCGAGGTCGTGCGCAAGGACGCTGAGTCTCTCGACCGCCGCATGCAGACGGCAGGTTACGTACGAGGCCAGTGGAAACAGACCGAAGAAGCCTTGCCCGCACTTATGGCTGAGGCCCACGAGAGCGGGTGGAGCGTCGAGCGCATCGCCGCGATGCTCGACGTCACCGAGTCTTACGTCTACCGCCGATTGCGGGAGCAGTCAGCTACCGAATAGTTCACACAGCAACGCGGGCCCGGTCCGGCGACCTCACCGCCTTACGGGCCCGACTCACCGACGGGAGCAACCCCCGTGGCTAACGCCCACCCTAACCAGCCCAAGAAGCAAGCCCCGCCCAAGGCCGGCACCCGGCCCTCGGTACGCATCGACGAGACTCTCGCGGCCGACCTCGCCGTCGTGATGAGCGCGGGCGACAACTTCTCTGACGTCGTCCGACAGGCCGTAGGACAGCTCGCTGACATATACCGCACCGCGTGGGCGAACGGTGTGTGCCCGCCCGGCACGGCGCCGAACCTGCTCGCCTACCAACTCGGCAGGCGCCCGGCTCCCACGGCCGCGACCGAGGCGTATGACGCGTCCGCCGCCCCCGCGCCACGACCGACGGACCGCATGTTGCCCGGTCCGCCGCCCGGACCCCACCTGCGCCCGCAGTACGCCAGGACCCTGCTCGGCCGTCCGACAGGCCAGCCGCCGCGACCGGACACCGCGCGCCCCACCCGCGCGTGAGGGCGCCCGAACAGACTTGCGCCGTTATCGTTTCGTGACCTAGAGTTGGGCCCGTCTTCGGCGTGCCCAGAAACAGACGCCCATCCCGAACGCCCCGCCGCACCCCCCGCGGCGGGGCGTTCTGCACGCCCGGCTTGCCTGCATCAGCACCGAGTATCTGTGGATCGGTGCCACCTAGCGCAGTTGGTAGACCTCACGTGCGACAAACCGGCACGTTTCAACGAAGTCGCGCGCCGCTTGCGCGGTTACTGGCCCCCCATGCGCTGCCTCATTCCGCAAGCGTCGCACCTCGCTGAAGAGTGCCACCGTGGGTGGCCTGAGGCCGAGCCTTTCCAAGGGGGCGATAAGTTGGTGCGGCAAAGGGTTCGGAGCCTTACCGTCTCTATTCCTAAACCTGGGTTCCGGCATAGCGTCCTTCTGCCGAAGAGTTTCGAGGCACACCTGCTCCAGAACAAGCCAAGACGTCATGATCGCACCAAGAGGCGAGACAGCCGCCGCGTCCCACGCCGCCTGGAAAGCTCCCAGCGTCTGTCCATCACCCCCAGCTTGGCCCGATTCCTCGCTCGGCTCAGCCACCACCTCGGTTAGCTCCTCCGCTTCCTGCCGCATCTCACGAGCTTCCACAGCGAACTCGATTGCCCCAGCCGGGGTTTCCAGCCGAGTCATGCGAGTAAAGGCCGCTTGAATGTGGTTGCGCAATCGCCACACCAGGGTGACCGTCACGGCAGGCCACGCAAGCGCCTCTACGTACTTCAAGACCAGTTCTGCAACTTCCACCCCGCCATGTTGGGCCCCCGGGTCTACCGCCGGGTCCCCGAGAGCAAGTCTGTGATCGAGGTGAGACATGACTCGCCTCGTCGACGACCGCGACCGCGAGCAAGTGCGCAGCCTCCACGCCCAGGGCCAGAGCCGCAACGAGATCGCCCGCGCCATCAAGCGCAGCCCCTCGACCGTGTCGAAGATCGTCAGACAGTTCGAGCCGCCCCTGTCGTTCGACCGCGCCCCGCAGGTCGAGGCCGCCACCCGCGCCCGCACAGCCGACCTCGCCGCACGCCGCGCCACCCTCGCCCTCGACCTACAGGGCGATGCCGAGCGCCTACGCACCCAGCTTTGGGCGCCCACCGTGCACGGCGAGTTCGCCGGCCGCGAGGGCGAGTGGCACGAGGCCCACCTACCGCAACCGCGGTTCGGCGACCAACGGGCGATTGTCGCCTCAGTACAGACCGCCGTCGGCACCTCGCTACGCCTCGCCCCAGTCGAGGGCGGAGAGAACGCCGAGCAGGTGCGTTCGATGCTCGGCACCCTCGGCGAGGCCCTGACACAGGCCGCCAACGACGACCAGGCCCACGACGACGGGGGCGACGCCGGGGGGTGAGCCGTGGTGCTCGACCTCGACCGCCTGCCCCTGTCCCGTAAGCAGCTCCGCAGCATCGGGCAGGCGACCGCCCGTATCAACCTGTGGCACGGCTCGGTTCGGTCCGGCAAGACCATCGCGAGCCTGCTCGCGTTCGTTATCGCCGTCGCCACGGCCGGACCAAGCGGCCTGATCATCGTGGTCGGTCGGTCGTTGCAGACGATCGAGCGCAACGTGTTGGAGCCCCTCCAAGACCGTGCGCTGTTCGGCGCCCTCGCCCGGCACGTCGTGCACACCCGCGGGGCGACGACCGCGACGATCCTCGGCCGCACGGTCCACCTGATCGGCGCCGCCGACGCGCGCGCCGAGGGCCGATTGCGCGGACTCACCGCGCAGTTGGCGTACGTCGACGAGGCAACCCTCCTGCCCGAGGGGTTTTGGGTCCAGCTACTTGCCCGCCTCTCCGTCCCTGGGGCGCGGCTGTACGCCACCACGAACCCCGACTCGCCCCGACACTGGCTCAAGGCCGGATACCTCGACCGCGTCGCCGAACTCGACATGCGGGCATGGCACTTCCGACTCGCCGACAACCCCTCACTGTCTGCCGAGTACGTCGCAGCACTCGCCGCCGAGTACACGGGCCTATGGCGTAAGCGCATGATCGAGGGCGCGTGGGTGGTCGCCGAGGGCGCCATCTACAGCGAGTGGGACGAAGACCGCCACGTCGTCGACGCGCTGCCCACCATGCGCCGCCACTGGGTCGGCGTGGACTATGGCACCACGAACCCGTTCTCGGCCGTCCTGCTCGGCCTTGGCGACGACGACCGCATGTACGCGTGCGCCGAGTGGCGGTTCGACTCGCGCACCGCCCACCGCGCCATGACCGACGCGCAGTACAGCGCCGCAGTCCGCGCGTGGCTCACCGACTTGGACATCGCCCCCGAGTGGACGTTCATTGACCCGTCGGCGAAGAGCTTTTCCACTCAGCTTTGGCAGGACGGGTACCAGGGCGTTGCCCGCGCCGACAACACGGTCTCTGACGGCATTCGCTCCGTGGCCTCCCTGCTCGCCGCCGACCGCCTGCTCGTGCACCGCTCGTGCGAGGGCCTGCTCGGCGAACTCCCCGGATACGCCTGGGACCCCAAAGCCACCGAGCGGGGCGAAGACGCCCCACTGAAGATCAACGACCACTCAGCCGACGCACTGCGGTACGCCGTCCACTCCACCGCGCACGAGTGGCGCCACCTGCTCACCGCGCCCCACGAGGAGGCCGCCGCCGCATGACCGAGATACCCACCGCCATCACCACCGACCAGCGTCGCGCAGCGTGCCAGGCCCTCGGCCTGCCCCCCTCACTCGTCAACGAGTTGACGCTCGACGCCGAGGGACTGCGTGCCTCCCTGCTCGTACGCGACCGCGAGGGCCGCATCATCACGCACGGCAGGGCCGCCCTGACCACGACCGTCCGTATGCCCTTTACGGAGGTGAGCCCCCATGGCGCTGCCTGACAACGGCGCAGCGTGGCCGCCCCCGCAGTGGGCCCCTTATTACGCCGAGATGCGCGTCGACGACGCGTGGTATTCCGGCGACCGCGGCCGGATCGCCCGCACATGCGGCGAGGAGCAGACCGCCCCCTCGCGCCGCGGACCGTGGAACCGGCGCCGCGAGCAGCCGCCCGCCCGGCGTCACCGTCTGCACGTGCCGTTGCCCTCCGACATCGCCAGCACGTCAGCCGACCTGTTGTTCGGCGACATGCCCACGATCAGCGTCGAGGACAAGGCCACACAGGAACGCCTCGACACCCTGATCGGCGAAGGCCAGATGCAGCAGATCTTGCACGGTGGCGCCGAGCAGGCATCGGCCCTGTCCGGGGTGTACTTGCGCGCCACGTGGGACCGCGACCTGATCGACCGGCCGATCTTGTCGGTCGTGCAGCCTGACAACGTCGCCCCCGAGTTCCGGTGGGGCATGCTGCGGGCCGCCACCCTGTGGCGCGACCTCCCCGGCCCGCCGTCGACCGTGTTCCGGCACGTCGAGCGGCACGAGCCGGGCCGCATCCTGCACGGCCTCTACGAAGGCACCCCCGACAACATCGGCCGCGCCGTGCCCCTGTCCGAGCACCCCGAGACCGCCGACCTCGCCGGCAGTCTGGGCGAGGACGGGGTGAGCGTCGAGACCGGCATCACCGATCTGACGATCGCCTACGTACCCAACATCGGGCCCAACCGGCTGCACCGGTCTTCCCCGATGGGGCGCAGCGACTTCCAGGGCATACGCGAGCTGTTCACCGCCCTTGACGACGTATGGACGTCATGGATGCGCGACATCCGCCTCGCCCGCGCCCGCCTGATCGTCCCCGACGCCTACCTACGCGACCAAGGCCCCGGACAGGGAACGTCGTTCGACGACGACCGCGAGGTCTGGCAAACACTGCGGATGCCGCCCACCGACCAAGGCAACGGCATCACCCTCAACCAGTTCGAGATCAGGGTCGAGGAACACCAGCGCAGCGGCGAAGCGATCACGCGACAGGCCGCCCAGTCCGCCGGATACAGCGCCCAGTCATTCGGCCTCGACGGTGGCGGACAACCGATCACCGCGACCGAGGTCGACAGCCGCGACGCCCGGTCCATGGTCACCCGCAGAAAGAAGACCGGATATGCGCGCCAGCCACTCGCGCACATTCTGCACGTGATGTTGCAGCTCGACGCCGTGCACTTCGGGCAGCGGATCAAACCGGAGTGTCCGCGCGTTGAGTTCGGTGACGGTGTCGCCGAGAGCGAGCAGGCCACGGCGACCACCCTTGACCTGCTCAACCGAGCCGAGGCCGTATCGACCTCGACTAAGGTCAAGATCCTTCACCCCGAATGGGACGACGCTGCGGTAAAAGCCGAGGTTGTCAAGATCCTCACCGAAACCGGCGCGACCACCCCTGACCCTGTAGACGGTTTCTCTCTTTGATCACCTCAACTCGCGCTACCCTCCACATCCCCTGATGACGGCTCGACACTCTGTGACGGCTGCTGCTCTGCATTTTCACCGAGCGGAATGCCTGGAGATACGCCGAAAGCTGTTCTTATCTTCGCGCCGACACCAGCGGCCGTAGCATTCCCAGCCTCGGTGACAATTGGACCAATGAATTTGACCAGAAAAAGACCGCCAAGATAGGCGCCCACCAGCACCGGAAGTCCGTCTCCGCCCGCCGTAACCCCCAGGCCGATGGCGGAAGCCTGCTCGGCAACACCTCTCAGGGGAACCCACTGCGAGGGTGGTGAGTTGAAATGAGGCACCACGGCTTCGTCACTGAGCAGCAGGTCAGGTAAGAACCTATGGATCATGGGGATGTAGTCACCGCCCGCGCGTGAAGCCAAAGAGGAGAATACCATTATGGCGTCATGCGCACTGTAAAATACCCGGTTACCATACCCGCGGGGGTTAGTTTGCTTCGGTACGGACCAATTTCCTGATCTCTTCATTTGAATTGCAGTCACTTGAGCGTCCGTAAGCCGCGCGTCTGTTCCCTCTATCTCCAGTACGCCTAACAGGCTCCTTCCGGGAACGTTCACGTCTACGCGTAGCGTCACTGACCTATGCTGAACGTGCGCCGACCAAAAGTCATTTTGATCCGGCCCCCTTAACTGCTCTCCCTCTTGGGTGTAATGGTTCTGGGTCGGGCGACCTGTCCTCTTCGGTCCCGGCATATATCCTCCCCCGCTCAGCGTAGAGGCTGCCAGCTTTCAAATCATCAGCCTGGCTTGCAATCGAGGGGGCATCGTGCCGGTTCATCCTGCAATGGTCGAGCCTCTCGCCGATCGGACCCGCCACCTGTACGCCGCAGCCGAGGCACGGCTACTCAACATCATCGCGAGGCAGCTCTCCGCTGGCCTCGATGCCCCTGGGTGGGTCGAGCGCAAGCTCGCGGCCGTCCAACAGCTACGCCGTGCCGCTCAGGGCGTGATGAACGAGTTGAGCAAGGCTGTGACCCTCGACGTGTTCGACGTGGTGGCCGAGGCGTACAGCGTCGGACAACGCGCTGCCGTCGCCGAGTTGGGCGCCCTGTCCGACGACGCCCGCGGCCTGGTCGACGACGTGGCCCCGAACGCCCAGGCCGTTGACCGCCTCGCACAGGAAACGGTCGACGTGGTCACCTCGACGCACCGCTCGATTCTGCGGGCAGTTGTCGACGGTTTCCGGGCAATCGTCGCCGAGGTCACCGCCACGCCTCTACTGGGCACCGGCACGCGCAGACAGGCCACACAGGACGCCATGCGCCGGTTTGCCGACCAGGGCATACGCGCGTTCGTCGACAAGGCCGGCCGCCGATGGCAGCTCACCTCTTACGCGGAAATGGCCGTACGTACGTCCGTCGCCCGCGCGGCGACAGAGGCGCACATGCGGACCCTGTCCGACGCCGGTATCGAGTTGGTCATCGTGTCCGACGCACCGCGCGAGTGCCCGCTGTGTCGACCGTGGGAGGGCCGCGTACTGGCCATCGACGGCCCGACGGGCGAGCGCACGGTCGAGGTCGAGCACGCAATCGAGGACGGCCGCATGATCCCCGTACGCGTGGCCGGGACGCTCGACGAGGCCCGCCTCGCCGGATTCCAACACCCCAATTGCCGCCACAGCGTCAGCGCCTACACCCCAGGCCTGACCCGCACCGAGACCGCCGAGAGCGACCCCGCCGGGTACGAGGCCGGACAGCGCCAGCGCACCATCGAGCGCCGCATCCGCCAGTACAAGCGCCGCGAGGCCGCCGCCGTCACCCCCGAAGCGCAGCGCGCCGCCCGCCTCAAGATCCGCCAGTGGCAAGGCGCCATGCGCGACCACCTCACGGCCCACCCCAACCTGCGCCGTCTGCGCCACCGCGAGCAGCCCGGCGCATCGGACCTGCCCGAGCCGCGCCGCGAGGCAACGCCCGACCAGGTCGAGCGCGCCCGCGTGTGGTCGGGCGACGAGCAGTCCGTACGGGAGATGAGCGACGACCAACTCGCCGCCGCGCTCCGCACGCCGCTCGACGACCGCGCACGGCGCCGGATCGAGGCCGAGACAGACCGCCGCGACACCGAGGCTCTGCTCGACCGCGCCGCACCCGGCGGACGCCTGGTCGAGGATCTGCTCGGCCTGTCCGACGACGACCTCGCCCGCGTGTTCACTCACGTCGACGACGCCGACCAAGTGCGCATCATGGCGGAGACCGACCGACGCGACCGCGCCGGACAACTCCCCAACGTCCGACCCGACTTGATAGGTCTGTCCGACGCGCAACTCGCCGCCCGCTACCGCGACACCAGCGGCCCGGAAGCCGCCGCCATCGCCGCGGAGGCCGCCCGCCGCGACCTGCTCGCCCAGTTGTTCCCCGGTGGACATCTGCGCGCCGATCTGTCGGACGCGTCCGACGACGACCTCGCGTGGGCGATGCGGTACGCCGACAACGCCGAACTACTGCGCATCGCCGCCGAGATGGACCGCCGCGACGCCGTCGAGCTACCGGCGCCCGCCGACACCGGCGACGACGTCGAGGACCTGCTCGCCGACCGCGACGCCCTCGCCGAAGCCATGGGTGACACCGTGCCCAGCCCGGCCGCGTGGGGCGCCCTCGCCGCCGACCAGGCCCTCGACGACCACGTCGACGACGACGCGTTTTGGGCCGACCTACGCGACGCCTCCGCCGCACTGCACCGCGGTGACGATGAGGACCAGGACGAGCGGCACCTCATCACCCGCCGCGAGGCCCGCGCCCTGTACGAGGAGTACCTGTATCGCCAGTACCTACAGGCCGAAAACGACTGCCGCGGCTACCTGCTCAACTCCAAGGCCAAGGCCGCCGGACACAACCCGTCAACGCTGTTCAGCGGGCCCGCCCGCATCGCCCACGCGCGCGCGAGCGACGAGCTGAAGGAGTGGTGGGCGGAACATGGCCGGTTGACGCAAGCTGAGTTCATCGAGCAGGTGACCGGCAAAGAGCAGCGATGGGCGACCGGCGCCCGCCATAACGAGTCGGACCAGCAGAACAAGAGGTGATCATGGGCACGCGCGAGGACATCGTCACGGCCGTCACGGCCGGCCGCGAAGCAGGCGAGCGAGGCGACCCGCCGACCGCGTGCCCCTACCCGCTCACCTCGATACTCAGCACCGCATGGATCAAGGGGTATGCCGCTGGCCGCCGAGAGCACGAGGCCGGGAGACCTGCGTAGACCCCCCTGTCTCAACCTCAATCACGTTTCCCCGTCCTACGAGTGCACCGCCAACGCCGATTGGTATTTCGCCTCGACGATTGAAACAAAGCGCTTCTGTCTCTTCGATTTCGAGAGTTGCGCCGCATCCCGCCATCCTTGCCCAGCCCTACCCCAATACTCTCTACCGACTTCTCCCCTGAAGAAGGAATCGAGCAGCAAGGACAGTTGACCGTCCGACATATCTTTGATCATGTAACCCGAGTTCCACCAGGTGACAATCAGGTTGGCGAACATGCTCTGTCGCGCTGTTTCTTCTGGCAGCTCGGCGATGGTCCCTCCCCAACTCACCCTGAGGTCCGGGTCATCGAGGGCCATCGCCAAAAGCTCCCTGTGATGATTCCTCATACTCTCGTCTCTCACGAGCCTGGTTTGCTGCGCTTGATACACGAGCGATAGCCCAGCAGCCACCAAAGCGGCCACTGAGACCACGAGTGAAATGACAGCCACAGACAACACTCCTAGTCGTTCGGTCCTTTGTGACACACATTCTGTAGCCGTGCCCGCCAGGAGCGGGCCTCCTTTTCATTTCCCGCATCCGGCCGAGCGCCAGGCGCGCACGGCCCCTGACACCGTCCCAGGAGGACCCCCGTGTCGACCCCGACCACCGCGCCCGCCTCGACCCCGACCGGCGACCCGCAGGCCCCGGCCGTACCCGCGCCGAGCACCAGCTCGACCCCGCAGCAGCAGGCCGCCACCACGCCGCCCCCGGCCGCGCCGCAAGGTGAGCCGCAGGACGTCGCAGCGCTCCCCGACTGGGCCCAGAAGCTCATCAAGGACACCCGCGCCGAGGCCGCCGACTACCGCACTCGCTACCAGCAGGCCGCCCCACAGACCGCGCCGCCGCAGGCACCGCAGCCCCCGGCCGCGCCGCCCGCCGTCGAGGCCGCCGAGGGCGACGTGACCCGGTTGCCGAAGTGGGCACAGCAGGCTCTTGCCGACAGCACGGCCGCCGCTCGCCGCGCCGCCGTGCAGGCCGCGGTTGTGCAGGCCGCACCGACCGCGGGCGCCGACGTCGCCCGCCTGCTCGACTCCACGTCGTTCACCGCCGCCGTGGCACAGATCGACCCGAGCGACCCGGCCGCCGTGGCGGACGCGATCAAGAACGCCCTTACGGCTCAGCCCTGGCTCGCCGCGGTTCCGCAGACCGCGCCCAAGGGGGGTGCCGACTTCAGCAACCCCGGCCCCGGAGCGATCACCCCCGAGCAGTTCGCCGCCCTGCCCTACGGCGAGCGCGCCGAGCTGTTCCAGACCGACCCCGAGACGTACCGGCGCCTCGCCGGTCACTGACCCGCCCGGCCGCGCGCCGGGCCCCCTAACGCCCGGCCAGAGCGCCGGAGAAGGAGCACACCACCATGCCTAAGACCACCAGTGCACAGATGATCGTCCCCGAGGTCTGGGGCGACATGGCGCAGGGCGAATTCCTCGGCAAGGTCCGCGTAGGCGGATCGGCCGCGGTCGTCGAGGACAACACCCTTGAGGGGGCGCCCGGCCAACAGATCGAGTTCCCCAAGTGGGGGAGCCTCGGCGAGCTCGACGAGCTGACCGAGGCAACGCCGATGACGCCGGTCGCCATGTCGACCAGCACGGCCCACGCGGTGATCAAGGAGGCCGGTAAGGCCGTCGAGATCACCGATAAGGCCAAGCTCGTTTCCCTCGGCGACCCCGAGGCCGAGGCCCGTCGGCAGTTCGGCGTACTGGCCGCGCGCAAGGTCGACGCCGACCTGATCACCCAGGCGCAGGCCGACGAGTCCGCCCTCGGCGGTGGCAACCCGCTGAAGTTCACCACCGCCGCCACTAAGACCAAGTTCACGTGGCTCGACGCCATGGTGCCGGGCATCGCTCAGTTCGGCGACGAGTGGGAGCCGGACGACTTCGCGGGCCTGTTCCTCAACAGTGCGCAGTACGCCGACACGCTCGCCGACCCGCAGTTCGTCGACGCGTCCAAGCTGGGCAACGGCCCCTCCGCCGCGGTCGCAGGCAGCATCGGCCGTATCGGCGGCGTGCCCGTGTTCCTGACGAACCGCGTCACCGCCGGAAAGTTCCTGATCATGAAGCGGGGCGCGCTCGGCCTGCTCTACAAGCGGCGCCCGCTGGTCGAGGACGACCGCGACATCCTCGCCCGCTCCACCGTCGTCACCACGACCCTGCACTACGCCGTCAAGCGCCTCGCCGACCGCGGCGTGTGCGTCGGCACCCTCGCCGCCACCTGATCAGGAAGGAGGGCGCCGCCGTGATGCTGCGCCGCTACCACCCGAGAGAGCCGGACCCGGACACCACGCCGGATGACGCCGACGACGCCCCGCAGGCCGACAAGCCCGCGGGGCGTACTGCTGCCCGCAGCAAGGCCAAGAAGGAGTAGCCCCATGGCCCGTGTCTACGCCACCCCCGAGCAGCTCACGGCGTGGACGGGGGCACCGGCGCCCGCCGATGCCGAGCGGCTGCTCGCCCGCGCGTCCGAGGACGTCGACGACGCCCTACACACCGCGCTCTACGCCACCGACGACGCGGGGATGCCCACCGACCCCGCCCTCGCCGCTGCGCTCGGCGAGGCCGTCTGTGCGCAGGTCGAGTACCGGCTCGCCACAGGCGACGACGGGACCGGAGCGGCGGGCCGTTGGGACTCCGTGAGTATCGGGCCCGTTGCCCTGTCCGGCCGCAAGGACGGCCCGCAGGCAGGCGACGACGTCGACCTCGGCCCCCGCGCACACCGCGCGCTGAAGCGCGCGGGACTCCTGCCGGGGGTGATCTGGTGACCCGCGTCCCCGGATGGCTGCTCCGCCACGAGGTGAGCGTCGAGCCCTACCTCGGCACCTCCGCCTACGGGCCCCGCTACGGGCCCGCGGCCACCGCCCGAGCCCTGGTCTCCGAGACCGTCAAGCGCGTGCGCGACCGCACCGGCGCCCAGACCGTATCGACCGCGCAGATCATCGCCGCCCCCGAACTCGTCTGCCCGACCGGCTCGCGGATCACGCTTCCGGACGGCCGCAAGACGACCGCGCTCACCGTCGCCCACCACACCGCACCGGGTCTCCCCGTGCCCGCCAGTACGGAGGTGATGTGCGAATGACGCAGCGCTCCCGCCTCCGGTGGAACGGCGATGCCGTCCTCGCGGCCACCCGACAGGGTGCAGTGCGCGGGCTGCGGCTCGGCGCCGAGCACGTCCTCGACGTCTCGCGCCGCCGCGTGCCGATCGAGGAGGCCACCCTCGAACGCTCCGGAACGGCCACCGTCGACGAGGCCACGCTCACCGCCGCCGTCGCCTACGACACCCCGTACGCGGTCCGCCAGCACGAAGAGATGAACTACCAGCACGACGCGGGGCGCACCGCGAAGTACCTCGAACTCCCGCTCGCCGAGGAGGCCGACGCGGTCGGCGAGATCATCGCCGCACAGGTGCGGAGGTCGCTGCAGTGAGCTTCCTTCCCGACGTCGTCGACGGCCTCGCCCGCCTGCTCGACGCGCAGGGGGTCGGAACCTACCGGCCCGACGGCATCTATGCCGCGGGCGAGACCGCCATCACCGACACCGCGATGCCCGACGGGCCCGACCGCGTCATCTGCCTGACCGCCTACCCGGTCACCGAGTCGGCGGCACTGACCGACACCGTGCTCGCCGTGCAGGTGCGCACCCGCGCGGGCCCCGACCCGCGCGAGGTCTCCGCCCTCGACGACGACGTATTCGACGCCCTGCACGCCTCCGGTCGGCACACCTTCGGCAGCGCCCGTATCTCGCTCATCTACCGCTTCTCGTCCGGCTCGCTCGGTGCCGATGCCAACGGCCGCCAGGAGCGGACCAGTAACTACCGCCTGCGCGCCAACCGCCCACACCCCCGCCTCGAATAGGAGGACCCCGCCTTGAGTACGCCCACGCCCCCGGTGGAAACCGAGACCGCCCTCGCGCGCCGCTACCGCCTCGAACTCAACACCGGCACCGACGCCACCCCCGTGTGGTCCCTGGTCCCGGGCATTCAGGAGTTCGCCCCCAAGGTCGAGCCGACTCAGCAGAAGTCGACGACGTACGACGACGAGGGGTGGGCGGACAGCACCGTGACCGAACTCGCGTGGTCGATCGAGACCAAGCTCGCCCACCGCTGCCACCCCACCACCGGCGCCTTCAACGCCGCACAGGAAAAGATCCGGCTCGCGTCCGAAACGTTCGGCGCCGCCTCCCGCGTGCACGTGCGCTACTACGACCGCGAGGGCCGCGACGAGGCGTACGAGGGCCACGCCCTGGTCACTTGGGAGCCGGACGGCGGCGCCGCCGATGACCTGGACACCGTCAAGGTCACCCTCACCGGCAAGGGCCCCCGCAAGAAGATCGCCAGCCCGGTTGCGCCCGCCGGGGGCGGCACGTTCGCGCTCGCCGCGGATAAGACCCTGACGGAGGTGGCCGCGTAATGGCGTTCGAGGCCCTCGACGAGCTGCTCGACGAAACGCTCGTCCTCCCCATCAAGGGACACCGGTACACGATCCTGGCGCCCTCGGCCGATACCGGTCTGCGCGTGCAGGCCATCGTGCAGGCCGCCGCGGTCGCCGCGGCGGGCGGAGAGGTCGACGAGGAGGCCCTCGGCGACGCGGCCGAGGGTGACCTGTACCGCGACCTGCTCGGCCCCGCCTACGACGAGATGCTCGCCGACGGCGTGTCCTGGCCGGCGCTCAAGCACGCCGCACGGACCGCCATTGCGTGGGTGGTGCAGGACAAGGCCAGCGCCGAGCGCGTGTGGTCCTCGGGTGGCGACCCTTCTCGGTTGGCCCCGAACCGGCAGCAGCGCCGATCGGGCGGGGCGAATACGACGAAGAATCCGGCCTCCACGAGTGGTACGAGTACCCGCCCGGCACCAGCCCACGCACGGCGCAAGCGTCGCTCACCTGGCCCCAACTCCTCGACCAGTGGCCGCTGATCGAGACTGATCTACACGAGGTCTACGGCGTCGACGTCGGCGACCGCAACCTCATGCGCGCCCGCTCCTGGCGATGGCTGCGCGTACGCATCTTCGGCCTACTCTCGGCCGAGAGCAGGCTCTCGCGCCACTTTGCACCCCCTGAACAACCCCCGCGGTAGTCCGCTGCTGTAGCGGCCCGCGCCCACCACCAAGCACGACGGGAGGTGGGCGCGCGTGGCGCTGACCGTCGGCGAACTCACCGGCTTCATTGATCTTGACGATTCCGGGGCTCGCCGCGGTCTGGCCGACACCCGGGCCGGACTCGACGACCTCGCCCGCACGACCGATGGGCGTCTAAGCGACCTGCGCGGCAGGTTCGTTGCCCAGTCCACGGCCATGGGCGGCGCGCTCGGCGACAACGTCCGTTCCGGCGCGGTCCGCGCGGCCAAGGGCCTCGCCCTGTTCGGCGGTGCGGTCCCGCTCGTGGCCGCCGGTACCACCGCCCTTGTCGGCCTGGCCGCGGGCGCGGTCGCGGCCGGATTGGCGGTCAAGGCATTCTCTGCTGCGGTCGGCCCGCAGATGGAGGCCGTACAGGGGGTCGCCGACCTGGCCGCCGAGGCGGAGAAGGCAGCGGCCGAGGGCGCCGAGGACGCGGCCGAGAAGCAGAAGGCGTACACCGACGCTCTCGCCGAACTCCCGCCCGCTACCCGGGATGCGGCTACCGCGTTCATCGGCCTGAAGTCGGATTACAAGGCGTGGTCGGACTCGCTGTCGACCACCACGATGCCCGTGGTCACCAAGGGCATCGGGGTCCTGCGTGACCTGCTCCCCACCTTGACCCCTTTCGTCGAGGCCGCCGCGGGGGCGTTCTCCGAGTTCTTCGACGACGTTTCAGCAGGCATCAAGTCGGCCGAGTTCAAGGAGTGGGCGAGCGAGACGGCCGCCGCCGCCGGGCCTGCGCTGCGCGACATTCTCGACGTCGTCAAGAACTTCGCCGTTGGCTTCGCGGGCCTGCTGCAAGCCTTCCTGCCCGCCTCCGCCGGGGTCACCGGCGGTCTGGTGACCATGTCCGGCGCGTTCGCCGACTGGGGTACCTCGCTGGACGACAGCGAGGGATTCGCGACGTTCCTCGACCTGGCCGAGCAGGGCGCCGGAACGCTCGGCGACCTCGGCGGCGCGGCCGTTCAACTCCTCGTAGCGCTCTCACCCCTGCTCGGCGTGACGGCCCAACTCGTTCTGTATCTGGCACAGATGATCAGCTCGGTTCCGACCCCGGTACTGACTGCGCTTGCCGTGGTCATCGGGTCCGTGACGGTGGCCACGAAGGCGTGGGCACTGGCTCAAACGGTCGTGGCTGCCCGTAACGCCATCTGGACCAGTAGCCAATGGGCCCTGAACGCTTCGATGTTCGCCTCGCCCGTGTTCTGGATCATCGCCGCGATTGTCGCCCTGGTCGCCATCGTCGTCCTGATCGCCACCAAGACGACGTGGTTTCAGACGGCGTGGTCGGCCGCGTGGGGCTTCATCCAGTCGACCACCGATACGGCTATGTCCGGCATCGGTACCGCGTTGAACTGGTTCGCCTCCCTGCCCGGCAAGTTCTCCGGATGGTTCGGCTCCGCCAAGGATGCCGCGGTCGGCAAGGTCACCGAACTGACGTCATGGCTGTCTGGTCTGCCGGGCCGTACCGCGTCCGCACTGGCCGGACTTCCGGGCAGTCTGCGCGCCTCCGCCTCGCGCGGCTTCCAAGCCTTCCGCACGGCCGCCGGCCAAAAGGCCAGCGACTTCATCGCGTGGGTTCGCGGCATGCCCCGCCGCATCGCGAGCGGTATCGGCTCGCTCGGCTCCCTGCTCACCGGCAAGGGCCGCGACGTCGTGCGCGGCTTGTGGTCCGGCATCAAGGCCATGGGCGGATGGATCAAAGACAAGCTGATCGGCTGGGCCAAGGCCATGATTCCGGGGCCGATCGCCGACGCCCTCGGCATCAACAGCCCCTCCCGCGTCATGGCGCAGGAGATCGGTCAGTGGATTCCCGCGGGCATCGTCGACGGCATCGAGTCGGGACAGGGCGCGGTCGATCGCACCATGCGCAATCTCGTCTCCACCCCCACCCCCGGACAGGCCACCGCCGCAGCCATGGCCGCCCACACCGGCACCGGGGGCAACGGCGGGAGTGACGGCGGGCGCCTGGTCCTCGACGTCACCGGCGCCGACGCCGAGTGGAAGCGCGTTATCCGCCGCATGGTCCGCCTCGACGGGCGCGGCAACGTGCAGACTGCGTTTGGTACTTGAAAGCCTGTAGATACTCAGGGGGCCGTATGTGGGGGGCCGTCATTGCTGTACTAGGCACGCTTAGCGGCGCGGCGCTAGCTAGCGCCACGCAGGCCCTTACCGATCGTCGGGCGCGCAGAGAACAGCAGCGACAACAGATTGCCGACGCCGTTCATCAGCTACTCGGCGCAGTAATGACATACCGGGAGACGCATTGGCTTTTGATCGCCGACATTCGGGCCGGTGAACAGGACACCCGAGAGACACGCGCCGCTCGCTATCGAGCCCGATCCGAGATCACCAGAGCCTTTGACAGGCTCAGCCTGTTAACGACCGATCCGCCGCTCATCCACGCTGCTTCGGCAGCTCACTCGGCGGCGATCGAGCTGAGTCACATCGCCGTCGGCCAGGCCACAGAAGGCCGCTTTGCCGAACACGTCGAAGCCGCCCTGGCAGCGGGGCGGGGGCGCACGTTGGACGCCCATATCGCGCTACGGGCCGCCGCGACCGCCCATGTGCATCGGTGATCCTCCGGAGACAGCGGCACCTGATTCGTTCGCGCACGATGTCAGCACACCTCACCTCTGTACCAAGGATCCGTAAGGACCGCTGAGATTCTGCGCGGAGGGGGTGAGCTTGTGGTCTTCCCCGATACTGCGCTCGGCGTGCGCGTCGAGCTGCACCTCGGCGGGGCGTGGCTGGACATCACCGGCGACGTCTACACCGAGAACCCCATCACCATCACGTGCGGGCGCCCCGACGAGGGCGCCCGCACGGATGCGGCCAGCTGCACGTTCGTCCTGAACAACACCAGTGGCCGCTACAGCCCCCGCAACCCGCGCAGTGACCTGTACGGGCTGCTCGGCCGCAACACCCCCGTGCGCGTCTCCGTCGCCCCCTACGGACCGACAGGTCCGCGGCTGGTGCGGTTCGTGGGCGAGGTGCCCGGGTGGCCCGTGAAGTGGGGCACCAAGCACAGCGTCTCTGTCTCTGTCACGGCCGCAGGCATTCTGCGCCGACTGGGGCAGGGCGCGGCACCGCTGCAATCCGCGATGCGCCGTGAGTTCTCCAACCCCGCCCGCACGGCGGTTGTGGCGTACTGGCCGCTCGAAGACGGCTCGGGGGCAACCGAGTTCGCTTCGGCGCTGCCCGGCGCCGCCCCGATGCGCATCACGAGTGCAGGGATCAAACCGGCCGCCTATACCGGCCACGAGGCGTCCGACGTGCTGCCCACCCTGGGCGACGGCGCGGCCACCGGGATCACGCCCATCTACCCGACCACCGGGGAAAGCGCGCTGCGTTTCTTCGCTGCGTTTCCGGACTCCGCGCCCGAGGCCGAGGTCGTGCTCTGCTCGTTCGTCACCACCGGGCGCATCTCGCGTTGGAGCCTCACGCTGCGGCCAGACGGTCGGCTGAGCATGTACGGCCGCAACGCCCTGGGCGTGGATCTCGTCAGCCTGATCACCGGCGGGAACTCCTTGCTCGGCAAGAAGGTGAACATCGGCCTGGACCTCATCGAGTCTGGCTTCCTCACCGACTACCGGCTCTACTACGTCGACCTCGACGCCTACACCTACGAGGGCGGCCCCGTCTCGGAGTGGAGCGGCAACACCATTGGGCAGGCCGTCGGCCGGATCACCCACATCGGGGTGGGCGGCGGCAAGGCAGGCGAGGCCGCGGTCGGGCACGTCGTCCTCGCCAACGCCGCAGCCGCGTACAGCGGGACCGGCCGCGCCATGATCGGGTGGGCGGGCGAGAGCCTTTCCACCCGGCTGCAACGCATCGCCGCCGAGGAAAAGATTCCGTTCACCTACACCGGCCGACCCAATGCGGCCGGCACCCGGCTGGGCGCGCAGACCGTCGCCGCACTGCTCGACCTCTTCCAGGTTGCCGCGGACGCCGATTCGGGGATGCTGCACGAGCAGCGCGACGCGCTCGCGCTGGCCTACCGCTCCCGCGCCACCCTGTACACCCAACCCCCCGCGCTCACCCTCGACTACGCAGCACGCGAGGTCGTCGCCCCGCTCGAACCCGTCGACGACGACCAGGCCGTACGCAACGACGTCACGGTGCAGCGCACCGGCGGAAGCTCAGCGCGGGCCGTGTGCGAGTCGGGCCCCCTGTCGGTCCTGCCCCCGCCGGACGGCATCGGCCGCTACACCGACAGCCGCACCCTCAACCTGTACTCCGACGACCAGTGCGCGCCGTACGCGTGGTGGGGACTGCACCGCGGCACCTGGGACGAGGCCCGCTACCCGTCCGTGTCGGTGGCCCTGCACGAGGCGCCGCACCTGGCCGAGACAGTCGCCGCAGTCGACGTCGGCGACCGCGCCCGCATCCTCACCCCGCCGCCATGGCTCCCGCCCGGCACGATCGAGCTACTCGTCGAGGGCTACACCGAGACCCTCGGCGTGCGCACATGGGAGATCACGTTCACGTGCTCCCCCGGCGGGCCGTGGCTGGTCGCCACCCTCGACGACGTCGAGTACGCCGTCGTCGGGACGGATGGCACCGAACTTGTCGCCGCGATCGGCGAGGCGGAGACCACATTCGAGGCCACCGTCACCGCAGGCCCCGCGTGGCCTGTGGCCGCGCTGCCGCTGAACACCAACCCCGACATGTCCGAGGGCCTCGACCAGTGGACGGGCTACGGCGGCACCCTCGCCCGCGTGCCCACCCCGGACAGAGGCGCGGGCATGGGGGCCTGGTCGGCACAGTTCACCCCCGACGGCATCGAGGAGTACCCGAACCTCGGCTCTGACCTCCTGCCCGTCACCGCCGCCCGCTCCTACACCGTGAGCGGCTGGCTTCGCTCCGCATCGGCCCGCACCGTCGACCTTGACGTGAACTGGTTCGACGCCACCGGCGAGTATCTCGACACCGCGGCGAGCAGCCAGGCAGTCACCGCGGGCGCATGGACCTGGTTCGAGGAAGCGTTCACCGCGCCGGTCGGTGCAGCCTTCGCCAATATCGCCGCGACCATTCCCGATTTCCCCCCGGCCGCTGACGTGCTGATCGCGACCCGGCTCACTCTGCGCCCCACCCTCAACGGCGAGGCGCCCGGCGCTTTCCCCATCGCTCTACGGATCGGTGGCGAGGAGCTCGAAGTGCACGGCATCGCGCCGTCTACAATCGCCGGACTCCAGACCTTCACCGTCACCCGCGGCGCTAGCGGCCTCGCCCTGCCACACCTCGCAGGCGCCGCCGTGCAGTTCGCCTGCCCCGCCCCTGCTGCACTTTAAGGCCGTGTCCTACGTGGTGAGGCGAACTTTGAAGGCGCCGACTTGGCTCATTGCCCCTTTTCCCGGAGGATGCGCCACACTTCTCGCGCTGCAATGAGCGCAGGGGCGGTGGGTGGCATCTCGTCTTGCCGCTGCCATGCGCCCGCACACTCCAGAGCGTGATTGACGATTTCCCCCATGGAGTAACGGTTCATGATCGCCGCCTGTTGAAAGTTCAGGATCGGCCACCTGCCAAGCAGGTCAAAGATTTCTAGCTCACGACCCCTAATATCCGCATCACGCAAGATACGTGTGGCAACCTCAGCCGGCACAATGAGGTTTCCCAATTTCGCATGCCAGTCGCTCTGAATGGCATACACGAGAACTTGGGTGGCTTCTGATTTATTTTCGGATGGCCGACTAACCAACCCATCCGGCAAAGCATTTAGGTGTTGACGAATTCGAACCAGCTCGGCGGCCAGGGTGGCCGCTGCCGAGTTCTCAGCAGCCTCCTTTCCCGCCTCTGCCGCCTTGCGCTGTTGCCAAGCCGTCCCCGCAAAGGAAGCTCCACCACCAATAACCGTCCCGCCCAGGCCGAAGGCGCCGGCAATCCATTCATTCACCTCTCCATTATTCAGTCAGCAGGGCGGCTTCAACCACCGCTAAGTGAGTGTTATTTTCTCCACTTTAATACCCATTACCTACTGTATGTAGCGAATTGCCGCCCATCGCCTCAAGAAGGAGGTCGAGCCGTGTCCACGCCCGTAGCTCAGTGGCTTCCCGGCATGCAGATGACCGCCGGACGCCTCCAATACATGTTGGAGAGGCTCTCCGAGTCCCTCACCGTCACCGCGTACGGGGCCGTCGGCACCGGGACCATAGACGATGCCCCGGCGATTCAGGCCGCGCTGAACGCCGCCAAATCGCGCGGGGGTTGGGTCATCGTCCCGCCCGGTACCTACCTGCTCGCCTCGCTCCCGCTCCGCATCTACCGCAACACCCGTCTGACCCTGCTCCCCGGCGCACGCTTCGTGCGCGGCGCGGCCGAGACCATGCTCGTCAACGGCGACGCCGGGCAGAACCTCGCCGGATACACCGGCCACGGCAACATCACCGTCGAGGGCGGAGTCTGGGACTGCCAAGGCACCGCGCCCGGCCTGACCGCCCCGGCCATGTGCATCAGCATCGGTCACGCCCGAGACGTCACCATCCGAGACGTTGAGATCCGCGACGTGTCCGGCTACCACGCCATCGAACTCAACTCGACGAAGCGCGCGACCATCGAGAACTGCCGTTTCCTGGGCTACTACGATCCCGGCGCCCGCGACTTCTCCGAGGCCGTACAGCTCGACCTCGCCAAGTCTGTCGGGGTGTTCGGCGGATTCGGTCCCTACGACCACACCCCGTGCGAGGACATCCTCATTACGGGCTGCTACTTCGGAGCGTCCGGCACTAGCCTCACCACCGCGTGGCCGCGCGGGATCGGCTCCCACTCGGCCACGATCACCAAGTACCACCGGCGAATACGCGTCTCCGACTGCACGTTCGAGGGCGTCACCCAGTACGCCGTATCGGCCTACAACTGGGAAGACACCACGGTGACCGGCTGCACCTTCGCGAGCTGCGGTTCGGGGGTGCGCTTCCGCGCCGTGATCCTCACCGACACCGAGGACACCAAGCGGCCCGACGGTACACAGACCGGCGCGAGCCAGAGCATGCGCAACCTCACGGTGACGGGCAATACCTTCCGCGGCGGGGGTGGCTACGACGAGCCGATCGTCGCGCTCGGGGAGACGTCCGGCCAGATCCTGAACCTGACGATCGGCGACAACGCCATCGACGGCTCGACGGCCGGGCAGAACGGCATCCGCCTCCAACAGGTACAGCGGTTCGCCATCACCGGAAACGCTATCTCCAGCGTGGACGGCACCGCCGTGTCCATGGAGAACGCCGACAACGGGCTCGTTACCGGCAACCAGATCTACACGCCCGGCGCGCACGGCATCACCGCCGTCACCTGCACGCACACATCGTTGACCGGCAATCAGATCCTCTACCCCGGCGGAAACGGCGTCCTGGTCCAGGACGGCAACAACATCCACATCCGCGACAGCTACATCAAGAGCCCCGGACGCTCCGCCAACGCCACGTACTACGGCATCCGCCTGAGTAGTACCGCATCGTCCATCTCCCTGTCCGGGAACAAGGTCCGCCCCAACGGCAGCGGCAACGAAGCACTGAACGGCTTCTCCGCAACGAACACGTGCACCCTCATTGCCCGCTACGGCAACGACTGGCGCGGCTCGGAGTTCACCGCCGGCGCCCTCGACGACAAGTCACCGACCCCGCAGACCCTCGCGACCGACCTCGCCTGATCTCACCCCACCCCGTACGCCCCGCAGCGTCCAACCGAGTCTTGCCCCGTGGCCAAGCGTGACGCCGGATGCTGAGCGTCGTTGCCAGCCCATGAAGAAGATCATCACCGTGGGCATGCTGGCCCTCGGCACCCTCATGCTCGCGGTACCCGCCCACGCCGACGACGACAACAACTACGGCGGCCCATACGGCGCCGCCGACAACTGGAGCTTCTCGACGGGCATGGGGTGCAACCAGGCAGCCGCCGTGGCCAGTCTCGGAGACGCAGTCGGCCAGAGCGCCGAAGACTGCACCTACGTCCTCGACCATGCCTAGAACGCTCCACCGCTAGAGCCCCACCCCCCCCCGTCTCCTACTGCCCCGTGTCGTCCAGATGCGGGGCGTTTCCCATGCCTGCGTCGCTCCGTGTCTCACCACTCCCGGACGTAGACCAGAGCGCACCGCTTGCCCACGCCCCGAGCCACTTGGCCGGGGCCTTTTTCATGTCTGGAGTCTTCCCCGTGGCACGTATGCCCGGCGCCGCCTGGCGCCCGATCTCGGTCAACTTCACCAACGACGGACAGGCCCAGGTCCGGGGCGTCGTCGTGCACATCATGGCCGGGACCCTGCCCGGCACGGATGCATGGTTCCGCAACAGCAGGGCGCGCGCGTCGAGCCACTTCGGCACCGGCAAGGGCGGAGCGCTCTATCAGTGGGTCGATACCAGCGACCGCGCGTGGGCGCAGGCCGCGGGCAACCCGTCGTGGCTGTCCGTCGAGAACGAAGGCAAGGGCGGCGACATCCTCACCGACGACCAGCTCGACCGCAACGCGCAGGTACTCGCGTGGGCCCACAAGACCTACGGCGTGCCCTTGCGGGTTGCCACGTCGACCAGCGACCGCGGCCTCGCCTATCACGGCCTCGGCGGAAGCGCGTGGGGCGGACACACGTCCTGCCCCGGCTCCCGCATCGTCGCCCAGTTGCCCGAGATCGTCCGCCGGGCAAAGAAGCTCACCGGCGACAACAGCGGCACCGCGCCGGGCAAGCCGAAGACCGTCGACCTGTCCAAGCTGATCACCGCCGCCAAGCACGACCCCGCCAAGACCGGCATCCCTGTCTCTTACGCGGGCGCCCGCACCGTCGAGGATGCCCTCGCCGCCGAGGGGCTGCTCGCCAAGAAGTACGTAGACGGGCACTTCGGCACCACCACCGTGACCGCCTACCGCAAGTGGCAGCAGCGATGCGGATACAGCGGCGACGCCGCCGACGGCATCCCCGGCCGCGCCTCGCTCGACACGCTCGCGCGGAAGCACGGGTTCGCCGTCACCGCGTAACCGAACACGCCCCCTCCCCACCCACACAGAACAGGAGCGCCACCCATGACCCCCGAGAACAAGCGCACCATCCGCACCGTCCTGCAAGGCACCGTGGCGTTCGCCGTCGCACTACCCGGCATCGTCGCCGCATCCAGCGTGCCCGACTCCCTGCCCTGGGTCGCCGGCGGCCTCGCCGTCGCGGGCGGCCTCGCCCGCGTGATGGCCCTGCCGAGCGTCGAGGCCCTGCTCGACCGCCTCGGCCTCGGCCTGGTCGACGACGCCAAGGAGCCCACCGCGCCGTGACGACCTCGCCCTCGCCGTCCGACCCGGCCGCGGTCGCGCTCGAACTGGAGCGCATCCGGAGGACGATCGAGGTCGGGTTCACCCGCACCGACGGCGCCCTCGCGCTACTGGTGCAACGGCACGACCAGACCGACGAAGCGCTCAAGGAACACACGCGCCGAATCGACGACCACGACACCCGCCTTGACGCCCTCGAACGTGGCGAGACCGAACGCCAAAAGCGCGACACAGCCCGCCTCGACGCCCTCGAACGCACCCGGTGGCCGCTCCCCTCCGTGGCCGCCCTGGTCGCCCTTACCGGCCTCACTCTGTCTCTGTGGCAGCTCGCTACCCGATCATGA